ATATTTCTGATATTGTTAATTATAATCGTATAGATTGTATCGTTTTAACAGAAATTCTTATGTTTCTTAGGAAACGTTATTTGTTGTAAATTTATTTAGTAAAATTTCACATTCTAATTCTATATTATTCATTTCGCATTGGTGAAATATTTCTTTAAGTGTATAATAAGAATTATTACCATGAAAACTAATTCCTAATTTTTCTAAATAATTAAAACCTTTATCTGTATGTTTTCCAATCTTAATATTTTCTGTTGTATATTTTATAATCTTTACACCATCATTAATTAAATTATATATTTTTATCAATAATGTCCTATAAGAACTTATATTTATTATTTCTCCATTTATATAACACTTAATTAATTTACTAAATGTAAAATCTTTATCCATTAAATCTTTGCTATTTTTTATGGTTATTTCTTTTATTCTTTTATAAACTATTGTTCCATCATCTCTTTTTATTTTTTCATATTTAAAATTGCAAATAAAAGGTTTTAGAATTATTTCATCGGGCGTTTCACTTTGAATAATATATGTTTCCATTATTTACAATTTACTTAATTATTTGTATCAAATTTATAATAAATTATTATATTAGGAAACGTTATTTGTTATAAGTAAACGAATAAATTCATTTCTTTCTTCTATACTACTTGGTGGTTTATCTAAATATTTTAATATTTTATCTTTTTCTCTTTGTATTATTTTATCATTTAAATATACATGATATCTTAATTGTAAATTAGAAATTTCATGACCTAATTGTAAATCTATAAGTTGTCTACTATATTTCATAAATACATCATTTATTTTCTTATTATGATTACAAATAAAATCATATTCTTTTTTTGATGGTATCTTTATCTCAAATATTTTACCTCCTTGATTTAATATATTATTATAAGCTTCAAATCTATGTATCCAATTATCATATTTATCATGAACAGAATCTATCAACCAACCATCATTTTTTAAACCATTAAGAGCTACATCATATTTTACCATAATTAATCTAAACATATCCATTTGTTTGTTGACTAATCTATTTGAATCCATTAAAATATTTGTTAAAGATCTTAAAATTTTATTTTTATAAGATTCCATATCATTATGTTCTATATTATCTATTAATTTTATTAATTGTGGATTTACATATAATATATCTATAATTGTATCTTGGACAATAGTTTTAATTGATTTTGTCCATTTCCCTACAAATATATTTTCACCATATTTATTTATCATTTCAGGGGTATTTTTTTGTCCAGAATGTGTTATTTTATGTAATGTGCGTTTATTACAACCTGTTAGTTTATCTCTTATTTTTGAAGCAAGACCTATTAATTCTAATTGTGATAATTTTTCTATTTTACTTTCATAATCATTATCAATATCAAATACAACTGAATATAAATCATTTTTCAAAACTAATTCACAAACCATTGATCTTACATTTAATAGTGAAGTATGTTCCCATTTTCCACTATTAATATAAATATAATCGCTATTAGGTACATAAAGTAACTTATCATCAAGTATATCTTTTATTAAACTTTTTGTATCTTCATCATGTATTAAATTATAAATCTTTTTCAGGATCTCTGTTAATTTATCTTGCGATAATTTATCTATTTCCATTTTATATAAAAAAAATATTAATAAGTTTTTAAATTAGTTTAATTACTTCTCCAACTTCGCTTGAGCAACACCTGCAAAGAAAGCTGAGAACCCCAACGTTAAGACAAATGTAAGATTACCATGATCCTCTATGTTCATTACCATCCCTGAACCAAAATTCTTCTGAATCCCATATACGATTGAGATAAGTAGCAATACATCAATGAAACGTGCGAACATGTAAGATAGTATAGAAACCATTTTGCTTTTTTCTATCTTTTTAAAAATTTTTTCAAATTTGAAAAAAATTTATAAGATATAGTAAAACAATGATCCACTCGCTATTCATCATCCCCGTGCTTGGTGCCCTGAGAAACTATGTCAAATACAAGAAAGTATCACCGCTTCTCTTTTTGAGAACACCTTTCCTTTATTCTTTTCTTTATACTTTTCTTACCATTTTCCGTTATGAAAACCGTATCTGTTTAACAATCATTAATGAACGTGTATTTATGTTCCTTTATAAAATTTCAGTATCCTTAATAAGAGATGACTATAACAGGCGAAAAGAAAAATACATTAAGAAACATGGTCTTGAATATGAATAATAAAATTTAATTTACTTAAAAGCAATTAATTAATTATATAAAATGGACGAATTTACAATAACAACACAAGATACCCGAACATTTATTTCTGTTGTGTGGTATATTGAGAAATTAGAAAATACAAATAAATATTATTCATTTTCAAGCGATTGTATTCACCAAGACATTTATGACAATAAAATACTAGATTTTGTTTCATATGGTAACAAATTTACATTTAAATATGATGATTATACTATTTTTTTTACAAGAAAAACTATTGGAGAACCAATTTTTATAAATTCTCGTTGTGAAGCTGGTAGATATGAAGTCATTAATCTAAAATTCGAAGAAAAAGAAGGAACAACAAATGATAAATATATTGAAATTATGAAAAAATTTATCCTTGAAGCAAGAGAAAAATATGATGAAAATAAAAGATTTAAGGTTAAAAAAGATAAATTATTACTTTGGTCTTACCAAGATAACTACTGGGAAGATATTAAGAAAATTAATAAAAGAAAATTTGATACAGTAATCCTTGATCCTAATGTTAAATCTGAAATAAAAAAATGTATTGATAAATTTCTTGATCAAGATTATAAAAAAAAATTAGAATCATTTGGAATTACCTCAAAATTAAATCTAATTTTTTCTGGACTTCCTGGAACGGGAAAAAGTTCACTCATGTTCTCGATTGCTTCTATGCTAAACAAAGATATTGCTACCATTGATTTTAATAATAGAGATCTTAATGATCATAATTTCATTGTTGCAATAAATAAAGTTCCAAAAAATACACTATACGTTTTGGAAGATATTGATAGCCTATTTATTGAACGTGATAAAAGCAATGATAATAGAGTTAGTTTTTCATGCATTTTAAACTTTATGGATGGTCTATATTCAAACGAAGATTTAATCACAATAATAACAACAAATCATCTCGAGAGATGTGATAAGGCATTAATTAGACCTATGCGTGCCGATAAAATTATTAAGTTTACATATTGTTCAAAATATCAATATGAAATGATATTTAGTAGATTCTTTCCAGAAAAAGAAGATTTAATGCATGAATTATATAAAATGATTCAGAGAAAAAATTTTACAACAGCAATGTTGCAAAAATTCTTGATAACATACCTCGATGAACCAGATGAATTAAAAAATAATATTAAATTATTTGAAGAATTGATAGATACAACTTCTGATAAAACTTATAATCTTTACACATAAATTTAAATATATGTTATTATAATATGCCTAAAAGAAAAACAAGAAAAAAATCAAGGAGGATTAGAAGGAGTAGGAGAACTAATAATTTAAGAAGAAGGAGTTTAAAAGGTATGAGTTCAAATAAAAAATGTTTAAAAAATTTAAATGAAAATTGCGCTAAGGTAAGAGTTACAACAGCACAAAAATATGGTAAAGTCTTTAAATCGATTAAACAACTTATTAAAAACCATTCAAATATCTATATTATCCCTTGTGAAGGTAGATATACTGGAAAAATATTTATCATGGATGAAAATGTAGTTATGAAACAAATAGGTAAAGTATTTCAACATAATTGTTTAGTTGATAATAAAGATGTTTTTGTTTCAGGTGTTATAAAAAGAGTTGATGAAGATACTTTATGGGTTGATAATGAAAGTGGTCATTATATGCCACAACCTGAAAGATTAAAAATTATTGTGAAAAAAATGAAAGAATTAGGATTTAAAAAGATTAAAGAAGAAAATGATAGAATATTTTATCCTAAAAAAACAAAAGAAGCATTAGGTATCAAAAAAATATATTTTAAGATAAATAAATAATATATTAAAATATGGAAAATAAAGATACTATTTATAAAGATGACAAAGAAGAATCTTTTATAAAATTTGTGTTTTCAAAAGACCCTCAACCTCAAGGCACGATTAAACTTGAATGTGGACTCCCTACAGAAGGCAAGACATTACAAAAGCATTTATATGAGCAATTATTACAAATCTTTATAGAAGCTTTACAATTTAAATACGGAAATAATGATGATAAAGTTGATGTAACTACGTTGGAAATTAATGATATTATGCTCATGAAAGAATTTTTCAAATCATTTTCTGTAGACCTTCAGTTTAGCATATATACAAAAGATAATTATTGTTTCAAACCATATATTTATGGTAATGAAATATTAGAGAAAAAGGCGAAAAAAATATCTGATTATCATTATGAGATAAAATTTGTTAGAGAAAATATTACTCATTGGTATAGAATCAGTTTTGAATTAATTTAAGTCTTTAAAGTATATCCCAAACTTGTCTTTGGATTATCTTCAATTGCAGTTATTATCTTGTCATTTTCAAATGTAAATATTCTATTATCAAAATGTAATTTTTTCGCAAATTTTGTACATTCAATACAACATGTTTTCTTTTTTATTCTCCCATCTTTTGACCAGCGCCAAATATAAATATTATATTTATTCTTTGGATCTATTCGCAAACATTCTTTTATTGCAACCTTCTCTGCATGTATGGATATTTTAGTGGAATTTGAAGGGAGAGCCTGGGATTCACCAATTTTAACAACTCTTTTCTTCTTTTTATCATAAATAATAAACCTAACTGAAACATTGCAAGTCCTTATATCATGGTATATATTTTTAATTGTATTATTTTTCGCATTCTTTAAAATAATCGGTAATTCTAAATCCATATTTTATTATAAAATAAAATAAATAATCAAATTTTTAAGGACGACATTGATTCGCTTGAGTACAATTATTATTTCCATCATCAACTAATTTACAAAAATAACCATTATTTTGATAATGTTGATCGCATTTATTTGCTTGTGTATCTAATAAATCAAACATAGATAATTCTATATTTTCTTGACAATTTGAGACTGCAGATCTCCCAGCAGTATATGGTTGTCCTCTATCATCTGTGTTTTTACCTGTTTTACATGAAGGTAAATTATCTTTACAACCTGTAAATCCCCATTTTTCATTTGTCCCACAATATTTAATACTTGGTGTTCCTGAATATTTATTGGTTGTATCACAAGACATTTTTGAAGTATCTATTTTATCCACTTTAACAACATCATTTTCAAAATCACTATATTTTAATTCTTTAGACCATGTTATTCCTCCCGCCAAATATCCAGCAGTTAAAGATGCTGGTGGTTGACAAGTTTTTTCATCACAGCATCTTTCTGCTGAACAATTTTCACCACATCTTTTATCTTCTTGTAATATACTCCCTACTGAACAATCAAAAGCACCATCTATATTTACTGCTTCTCCACATGTTTTTACTGGTCCATCTCCATCATCACCATCATCACTACTTGAATCATTTTTATCTTTCATAGCAAAATAATAAACTAAACCTGCGGCTATAAATAAGAAAAATAAACCACCTATCATTAATCCTATATCAGAATCAGAATTTGTTTGATCGCCGCCTTTTTTAATTCTTTTTGGCATATATTATATAAAATAAATAAATTTGAATTTAAAGGTATAAAATTATAGTATAAAATGGAAGAATTGATTAAACTTTTACCTGGAATCCTCCAAAATACATATTTTAATTTAAACCCTTTTAATCCTAATAATACTGAAGATAATTATCAAGAATTATTAAGAGAAAATTTATTTATTAAATTTAATCAAAGAATTGAATCTGAAGTTACTGTTCAAAAAAGTACTAGAAATATACTTGGAGAAGAATTATATCTTAAGAATAAAACTGAAAGATATGATTTGATTATAAATTGTTTTAATGCTCTATTTGAACTTAAGAACGTTGAAAAATTAGAAAAATTTCATGATTATCAACTACTATCTTATGTTGATAGTAGTGATTATAAATATGGAGTTCTGATTAACTTTGCGAAATCAAAGAATTTTAAAAATTGCATTGTTCATTGCAAAATTTATGAAAAAGATGAATTAGTAAAAAAAACAGACGATTATGATCATAAATATGCTAGATATAATTATAAGTTGATAAAAGAATTTAAATCACAGAATTATCTTGATTTTATGGGTTCTTATGAAATTACTGAAACAAATGTAATAAATATTGATAGCGACTAATCTACTCTTTCAAAATGTTCACAAATTCTTCTTACTATTTCATCTTTTTTTCCATAAAGATATAAATTATTTTTTTGTAAATATTCTTTCAATGTATTTAATGGAAGAGTATCTATTTTATCTTCTTCATAAAGTTTGTTCCATTCTATTTCTTTATAAAGAATCTTTTTTGTAGGAGGTCTACCCCTACCTCTTCTTTTTGAATAATTTTCTTGTTTTTCTTTTTCTTCTTTCAAGAAAATTTCATCTTTTTTCATACCATCACTATCTTTTAACCAGTAATATCTTGTAGTATTTCCATCAATATCTTCAACAACTGGTTCTTTTGGAGGTTCTTCATCTATTCTTCCAAATGACAATTTTCCTTCAAAGTATTTGATAGTATGACATTCACAAAAGTAAAATCCATTACTTTTAGAATTAGAACACTGACGATCAGTATAACCTCCGGCATTTGTAACAAATTCAGGGTCAGAATCCCATACACGAGCAAGACAGCCATGAGGATTATAAGACTTAGTAGAAATATTATCATCATTGGAAAGATCAATTTCATACTTTTCTTTGATGTATTGGTTTAGTTTATCGGAGATGTATATGGGCATATATAAAAAATATTTTTATAAAATTCAAATTTTTTTTATTTACAATATTAAATGGAAAAATTACTTGATAGTAGATGTCGTCAATCAACGAATCTTTTTTCTTTTTATTTAACAGAATTAGGAGGATTAAATGTCTTAATTAAATTAGTTATTATCGCTGGATTCATTAAATTATTCATAAATGGTAATATTAAGAATAAAATTATAATTGGTGCTATCATTTTAATGATATTACAAATAATTATTCATTCTGCTGTCATCTTAATGAGTTTACCAGCATATTGTGATAGTAGTAATTATGGTTGGAAACCTAAGAATGAATTCTTTAAAAAATATTGTCATAAAAAATATTTATTATATTATTCTGAAAAATTTTGGATATTTGATGTAATTTATCCTTTATTAGTATTCTGTTTAGTTTTATATTATATTATTCAAAATAATCATCAATTTATTTAAATTTTTCAACCATTTCATTATCCATTTGTGTTAAACCATGTCCATCATTTCCTATTCTTTCTAATTTTCTTAATAATGTCCCTAATTCAAATTGTGCTTCTAATTGTTCTTTTATAAAATCATCTAAAAATACCTGTAAACCATTATCATTACTTGTATTATGAATATGTAAAATACTATCATATACTTGCTGTTCTAAATTTAACGCAAATTCGACTGCTTGATAAATTATAGAACGATTATTATTCTGAATAACAAATTGTGGATTAGGAATTCCTAATATCCTTACATCACCTCCTCTTGTATTTTGGTAATCAATAAATCTCTTTGCATGACAGGTTTCTTCATCTGATGATGCTTTAAAGAATTTTGCAAATCCAGGATAACCTTGTTGATCATTCATAAAAAATGAATAAAGTGCTAAATATACATGCGATGCTGATAATTCAACATTTATTTGATGATTTATTAGATTCTCTACTTGGACAGGTAAATTATTTTTTCTACAATATGACATTTTATTTATATAGTTTCTATATTTTAAATAACTTTTAATATCTCTTTTATTTAAAACAAAAAAAACCTTTCTTCGGATTATTATAATATACTTATTCTTATACGCGATTATCATAAATTAGCATAGAGTTATTTTAATTTCTTTTTAAATCTTAAATCACATCTTTTACCACATTTCTTTTTTCTACAATTTGTAGCACGAATATCTAATCTCGCATAACATTTACGACATATCATTATTTCGCATTTATAATGTTTCGCCAGTTTTTCTGAATTAGGATTATACACCAATTACTTATAATGTATATTATATTTTTAATTTATAACTATAGTATAATATTTTTTATTTAGATTTTTTCTTATTATTTTTTTTCTTACGACCTTTATGTTTAGTATTTGACATTTTTGTTTTTTTATTCATTCTTTTATCTCTTAATCTATCGCGGGTTTTTTGATATGTTGCTCTATTAGGATCTGGACGATTTTTAGGAATAGCTCTTGGATTATTTTTATATTCATTTAATACTTCAGCAAATGCTTCATCTTCAAATATCTGATGATTCTCTTGTATAGGCATCATTCTTTTTTTTTCCATTCTAAATTCATGTTTTCTTCTACTAATTAGATTTTCAGGTGTGGAATAAGGAATCACACCTAATACAGGATCAATGCGTGGTTGTACAATAACATTATGATTTACAGGTGAAATTACAGATGCTAATATAGCAGTAGTTAATAATTTAGATTTTTTAGGGTTATATGTTTTCTTAGATTGTTTTGATTTTTTAGACATTTTAGATTTTTTCTTTTCAGTTAATTTCTGTTTTTTCCTTGATTTTAATTGAAAACCTTCTGTTTGTATTTCTATATATTCATTTAATGGTATTGGTTTTCCTGATGATGTTGATGAAGATCTTGATTTCTTTTTCGTTTTTTTGGGACCTTTACAACGTTTAGAATCACCACAAGGCGGATTTGAGCAACAAGTAGGCATATATATATATGTATAGAAATTAATTTCAATATAGTATAAAAAGAGCAATATAGTATAAAAGAGCAATATATAAAAAGAGCATTTCATAAACCTTCTTTGACAAATTTGAAAATTACTTTAACCAACCTAACAAACAAACAACCCGCATACTGATCTAGCATCCGTATACAACCTACCCAAAACCTACCAAACCTCGACAGAATCATGTCTCTCGCACCTGTTCAGTCTTGTGGAGCAGCGCCTTCAATGGTCGCTCCACCGTCGGAAAAGAAGTGGATTGACACCGAGCCTCTCACTGGAGAGCTCAACATGGACAAGAGCGACTTCGGCAAGTTGCTTGGCAAGGGTGGTCAGTCTCTGAAGAAGTATGTCACCGGCAAGTCCGCTTTCCAAATCAAGGAAGCGTACGGTCGGGACAAGACCTCTGATGATGGAAAGACTAATCCAGTTGAGCTCGGTCCTGTTTTCGTGAATGTGAAATTGGATGACTCTGGTGAGAAGATCGCTTTCTCTATCTCGATTCGCAACGAGAAGGAGGATCTCACCAAGTATCTCGGCATCGCAAACTCGAATTTGTTCAAGCATTCCAGCAATTGCGCTGTGAAGAAGGCTCGCGAAGATACCTTCACGCACAAGTTGGTGTTCTCTGCCGGTATGAGCCACGCAGGCTGCATCGGCAAGTTCATCGGCCAGGGCGGCAAGAACATTCGCCAGCTCGCCGAAAATCTGAAGTCTGCTCTCAATGTCCCATTTGTCTTTGTCTCTATGATTGAAGCAAACGAAAATGAAATGAAGAAGAAGCCTTGGTTCAACAAGATCCTCTCAATCGAGACTCCTG